TCCGGTTTGCTTCCCCGGCGCTATTCTCTAAAGTGACAGAAAAGGTTTTGAGGTCTTTGGCCGTCTTACTAAGTTGCGTGGCTATGGCGACATTTCCCCGCAACCCAAATAGCTTCTGAATATTTGCACAATAGCCTTTGCCATACCTCCCACTTTTTGCAGAAAACCCAAGAACCCGCTTCTTTTCTCGGCCCCGGAAAGGACTTTGTTAAACTCCTGAATCCCTCTAGTGACAATAAACACCGAGCCGGCCAGCACGGCAAAGGCCGCAATGATAGGCAGGATAAACGGTAATATTTCGATGAAAGCAGTCATTAAAGTAAAGATTGCAGGGGCCACGACCGACGCCACAAATCCAAGTGTCAACACTACGGATGTAAGGGATGCCAAAGCTGCCGACACGCGCACAATCCACTTTCCAAAAGGTGTCGCAATGAAACTCTTTATTGCCTTGAGCCAAACCGTGAAAGCCTGGATTATCGGTCTCAAACCTTCTTCAAAAGACCTGCCGGCAATGATAAACGTACTCGTAAGCACTGATCTAAATTTTATTACATCACCGTTGAAGTTGTCCAACATCTTTTCAGCTATCCGGTTTGCTTCCCCGGCGCTATTCTCTAAAGTGACAGAAAAGGTTTTGAGGTCTTTGGCCGTCTTACTAAGTTGCGTGGCTATGGCGACATTTCCCCGCAACCCAAATAGCTCTGTCAGTGCCCGCACACGCTCTCTTGAGCCAAGACCCTGGATGCGCTGTATTATGTTGCTGAATACCACCGGCAACTCTAACATATTGCCTGCCGCGTCTTGTATGTCGGAGAGGCCCAAACCAAACTCAGCAAGTTTCTTGGCGTCTAGCTGAGCGGTTTGAGCAACAAAGTTTTTAAAGGCCGTACCCGCCAAAGTACCTTGTACGCCCATATCGCCGAGCATACCGATAAGGGCCGAAGTGGTTTCGAGTGAAACATTCATTTGCTGCGCAAAGGGAGCGGCGAACTTAAACGCCTCCCCTAACTGGTCAACGCTTACATTCGCCCTGGTACTGGCCGCCGCCAACACATCGGCCACCCGGTTCATTTCCGACGCCTCCAATCCCATCGCAACCAAGATATTTGAAGCAATGTCCGCCGACCTGGCCAAATCCAAATTACCTGCAGCCGCAAGGCTCAACAGCCCTGGCATCGCTTCCAATATGTCCACCGTGTCCAGTCCGGTTTGAGCTAAAAAGCGCTGTCCTTTGGCCACCTCTATGGATGTGAACTTTGTGGCCTCTCCTAAATCAAGGGTTTGTTTTTCCAGCTTTTTAAATTCGTCGCTGGTCTTCTCAATGCGAGCCTTTGCGGCTACCTCTGAAAGCTCCGCCGATAGCGCGGCGGAGCTTTTCAAGGCGAGCCCAAATGGCCCCACTAAAGCGCCAACGGTGATCGATAAGCCGGCCAATCCCGTAATCATGGAAGTGAAAGCCTGATTCATCTTCGCCGACGCCGACGAAACCGTTCTTTGCATGTTCTTGAACGCCCGCGCAATCTTTGGCGCAATCGCTGCAACGTTTTCGCGTATGGTTATGATTATCCCCATTCCCAAACTGTTACCAGAACCAAACCCCATAGAGTGAAAAATTTTTAGTAAAAAAATAGCGGCTACGATTGTAACCGCTTTGTTAATTATTACCTGGATAGCGTGGAGCTATTCAGTTTATTGTAATGATCTAATTCTAACTTTTTTTGTTCTTCCATTGACCTTATCAAGCTGTCAATAATTTCGTAGTTCATCGACTTGAGATCATTTAAAGAAATTGTTAGCCCCCCATAACTTAGGAAAAAATATACATCCGTTATTTTCCCATAGAGGGGAAGAAAAAAGCCGGTACGCCGACAATATTAACCGTGTTCTCTCTGAGCGGGTTCGTCTGGTGTTGCACCGTTATCTTTGTATCCACAAACCCTTCTTTCTCTGTGATCTCGCTTCGGATATGCTCAACGTGCTTTATAGGGCATTCGTCCAGGTTAAAAGCCGCCCAAGCCTCGTTGCCATCTTTCTCTCCAACAAAGCTTCTCAAACCCCTCTGTTTAATGGGAGAGCTTGCGACCATGTCAGACCTTGCGATATTGGCGAAATCCTTTTCATCCTTTCCAGTTAAAAGATTCCACTTATACCGGGTGCCGTCCGAGGTTTCCCCCTCTACAGTGCTATACTCGGCCAGCATGTCCGAGTAATTCGCAAACATGACAGGAAAAGGCTTTTCGTAACCATCGAAAGGGGCCTGCATCGGGTCTTCTGAAAGTTCTTTTTCGATCTTCTCAACTACCCAATAATATGGGACGACGGGGAAGTTTTTGTATGAAAAGTTTATGCTGTAGTCAAAAATTTCTTTGTCCTGTCGTTGCCCTGCCTCAATAGGCCATTCATATTTAAAATCAAATTGAGGGTTAAAGTCTAGTGAAAACTGCCTGAGCAATACCAGGGCAAAATCACGGTCGTTTGACAGCATACCTTCAACGATTCGAGGCGTCACGTCCTTACCGTAAAGATCACCGAGCCGAACAAGGCAATCGGCCAGCATTTCGTTAAACACGTTTATGGCATTGTTGCCATGTGTCGCCCTTGAAATTGTGTCTTGATCTTTTCCTAATAGGCCTCGAAGTTCAAATTCGACACCGCTTGGAGTTACTGATGAAACTGTTTCCATAATACAAATTTGTTTGGTTAATACTCAAAGATACCAAAACCACACAAAACAAAAAACCCGCATTTCTGCGGGCCTTTCTCTTTATGTACTATGGAAATACACAAAAACTGAAAACAGCTTTCTAACTGCTTTCGCTGCCGAAACCAAAAGCCGCCCCAATAGCACCTGCGGAACTGCTGGAAAACAACGACTTTAAACCGGGTGATTCGAGCGGGAAAAAAGTTTCTACTGAAAATGTGATCGCTTCAATGAGGTTGTTTGCGCTTTGCCTCAACCGGTTTGGGGTTTCCACTTTCATTGGGAAGATTTCACCACAAAAATACTGTTGCACGGTGCCGGTGCCACTTGGGAGGTAATCCCTCAGAGTACCAGTCTTTTTGTACTCCTCAGCATTGCCATCTATACAAAGGGCCATCCAATCCCAAACCCAAGTATCAGCTTGATTTGCCGGAACAAGCTTCCGAATAATCAAGTTGCCCACGACAGGCTTTCCAGGTGTTTTGACGTTGGGCGTATTCATAGGGGCACCGTGAACTACTTCTTCAAGTTCAAAGTCGGGGAGTTCAACTTCTTGAACCAGGAACGCATTTAAACCATCTATTTCTAAAACAAATCGGTGTTCTTTCCGGGGGTTTGCAAGTCCTGCCATTATACTACTACGTTTTCTTGTACAACAAAATTAACACTGTTACTATCTGTCGCCACGACTTCGATGGCTATAAATTCCATCGCTACAATGGGAACGAAAACAAAACGTGCCCTGTATATACCGTTGGACAAATCCGCCTCTGTATTAAATTCGGCGTCCGATATTGTGTCGGCGTTTTGGTCACCTTGCCAAAACCAAAATTCATCCTCCCCTGGCCGGATTGCGCGGCCACGTTCCAGGATTTGAATTTGAGGGCGAACACGGCGAAACAATTCTTTCCAGGAAACCGGATCGTTGGGGTCAAACAACACCGTCCGAATTATCGGCCTGAATGCACGAATAATGTACACAATCAGATCCGCCACGTTTTCCTTATTTGATAGCTGTGTAACATCACGTAATAGTGATTTGTTCCCCCAATAAACTGTCTGGAACTGAGCGTCATAAACCATTGCGTTTACCCCTGCCGGGTAAATTTGGTCATACTCGGCCTGTAGGGCACCAGACGCCAAATTGTAGGGGACGCCATTGTTTGGCATTGGTGTGCGGCCTCTCTTGGGGCCTGCCCCACTGATCCAGGGGTTTTGGTTTGTGTCTTTTCTTGATTGTATGATCGTATAATCGACCAGGCCGGGAATATCAAAGGTTTCGCCCGTGTCGGCGTCGGTTATGCTTATATCGCCACCGACCAGGCTTCCATAAAAGGTATCATGCGCGACATGTGTATAGGGAGCCGTTCCGAGCCTATATGCCAACATGCCGGAAGCGTTGAGGCCAAGCGGCGTCGGTATTCCATAACGCATATCACCCCTTTGCACTATATAGGCCCGCAAACCTTCGTCAACGTCCGGGTCTTCAACACCTATTTGAACGGCACGGAAAGCATCGGTTACCGAATCGACGACATGCCAGCCGGTGCCACCGCCAACATCGCCCGTATAGTCAGTATCCACTATGTTGGCGATCAATTGAACCCCCCCGGCTAGGCTCTCACTTCCGTTTTCAAATCCAGCGCCGGAAATACTTACAAGCACCACGCCGGCGTCAATGGCAAAAAGGCGGTTGTTTATTTCTTCTATTTGCGCGGCGTCCGGCGCGGTCACAACGTCCGTAAGGGTCGATGTAGTGTCCGATTCGGGGAGTTCTATTGTGATGTCTTTCAAGCCTGCCGTACCACTGGCCGCGTCGGCTATGGTTATGACAGTCCCATTGTATCCATCACCAACGGATTCGGCCTGCCACGTTGAGCCATCGGTAACAATCGGGTTTGGAATGGTGATCGTAGCCGCCGTACCTTCAACAGTGGCCGCGTCGGTCACATCGGTATAATGGAAAGCCCGGATTACCCAAAGCTTCACCCCTCCCTCTAACATTCTGAGGCAGTATGTTGAAAATCTGTCGTCGGTTCTCTTGCCTCCTAACTTTCGACGAAATTGTAAGGGGCTGCCGGCAAATATAGGCCGTGCCGTCCTACCCCTATTTGTAACGCCCTGGACAACTACGATTCCAGCGACAGGGGTATTTGTCAAGATCGACCGATCTTGGGCGGTAATTGTTACTTTCGGAGATTGTGTCATAATTTAAATTTTAGTTTCAATATTAAGAAAAAAACACTTTAGGACAAAACGCCTTATAAATTATTTGTTACCATCCTGTTGTCAAGCCTCTCAAGTTCAATGTTCCTTTGGCTGGTAACGATTGTCAAATTTGTATCCCTCTCATAACTCAAAAAAATGTCGTCACCACTTACAAACGGGGAGGTAAAAACAAAATTAAGCTGGTTTATTGAGGGCTGGATATAGGTTTGAAGGTCTGTCTTCTCAACGCCGTTTTGAAAGAATGTAAACGGGAAGATTCCCCCGCCTTGCTGGTCTTCTACTTTGATGTTCTCCGAAAAGGTTAAATCAAGCACGTTTGCGAAATCCACAACCGCTGCAGTAACTGCCGGAACGGTGTTTGTGTCTAAGTAGGTGCCGAGGTCTGTCGCCCACTCTGCCGCGTCCTGGTCGGGGTCGCCACCAGGAGCCAGAAACATATCGACTTGCCGGATAGGTGGCACATCCTGACTGATAGGAACATCATTTTCTAAAGCGATGTCCTGAGCCTCAAAACGCCATAATCGCTCTATGTAATCCGCTCCGCTCAGGTCAACGCTCGGCCCTATCTTATTAAACCAAAAACTGGCCTCCGTAAGCTCCAAGCTTTCGTTTAAAATGCCGTGCAAATTCCGGCGACTGCCGAAAGTGTCGATCATTATCTGACTTATTATCCTGTCCATTTCTATATCGTCGCAAACGAAACGGATTTCATAGCTGATATTATTGGAAATATCAGTAGACAGGAAACTGTCGTAGCTGGATGTTTCGGGGTTGTAGTCAAATCGGAACTGACTTCCATTCGCAAAATCACCATCTAATATGGCGATTCGGTCAATTATGATATTGTTTCGCTTTAGCTCCCCCCTGTCTTTATACACTCCAACGCCAAACACTTCAACAGGGCTCAACCGTTGGCCTCTCAAAGCCCTCTCAAGCTCTCTGTATTCGTCGTGAAAGCTTGTCGCATCATTGCTCTGTAAATATGTTCTTGTATCCGGCCACAAATTGAGATTTATGGTCGTGTCCCTTAAAGCCCATTCGATGGCCCTATCTATTTGTGCAAGTGTCAAACTCATACTACCTTCTTATTTCTCTGCCAATATTGTTTTGAATTATGTTTTCTTTGATTAAAAACTCTCTCATTTCTTCAAACACTACAGACCAAAGGCGACGGGGTGGAATGTTTCGCTTAATGCTTCCGAACTCATGTATAGCAGCAATGTTTGCGATCTCTTGGCCTTCTTTGTTTTTTTCTTTCCTTTGAACCCCTGCAAATCCCACATTCCCCTCCACTTGGGAGGTGATAGCCTGGAAATAGGAAGATGTGGCAATCAAAATTTTGTTACTGAGACCTTCACGCTGCTTTTTAGCGACATATCTTTTTGTAAGTGGTTCCCACTTCAAAGATTGATCTGAAAGGAATTTAACGGCCATCTTTTCGGCCTTGAGCGTGATTTGCTCCAGTGATATTTGGATGCCTCTTTTTGTCCTTATATTCAGAGTGCTGAGGGTGCTATTTGCCAGTTCCCAATCCCCGAACATTTTGACTTTTCCAAAGGGTTGCTTTGCCATAGTATTGTGGGGCCATGTTCAACGGCCTGGTATAATTAAACGCTTCCATTGGGCCGAATACGTTTCGACCAGTGTATTTTAACCAGGTGGAAAATATCCAGCCGGGGCCCCACGAGGTTTACACCTATAATCGTGTATTCATTACCCAATAGCAAAAGCGTGTCCTGCCCTGGTATTATATCCGCATCGCCATTGTCATTTATGAGTGGTGGAGTGGTGGCTAAAGCTTCATCATACCCGATATAAATAAAACCCTCTGAATTATCTAAAGTCCCTTTGTGCCTCCGATCGGCCTCCGCGTCGTCGTCGGTTTTGTCTGGAACGTAGAGGCCGGTAAATTCAATATCACACGACGCTAAAGTTCTGTCAATATCTTCATTGAAAGCCTCCAACCTTCTCTGCGTCCTTTTTCTAATCGCGGCGGGTATCCTAAAAAAAGTGTCTTTCAAATCCTGAACCGCCGCATCAAAGTCGCGCCTGTCTTGATCTGTCAATAAATCTGGCATGATCTCAAATTTTCAAGTTAGTAAATAAATAACTTGTCCGGGTTGGGCTGGTTTGGCGGGAAGTCGTCACCCTTAATAAAGGGGGTTATGTTGGCCGTGTCCCCGTCGTCGTCGAAGCAAAGCGGATTGCTGTAATTAAGCACGGACGAATACGAACATATTTGTTGCCGGCAGAGAGCAAACCAATCCTTTGTCAGCATTTGAAAGCGTGAGCCATCACTTGCCTTTATTATCTGGAACTCACTTTCTACTACGTCCGCCTTTGCCTTTTTTAGGCTCCTGGCACCCGGCGCGGCGCCTCCCTCTGCCGAACTTCCTTCCATGTTTTCAGTTACCCTAATCTTGGCAATGACATATTTAACCATTTCGGCAAACATCATATTTTCCAGGTTGCTATATTCGGCCTCCAATTCCACCTCGGCGGCTGTTTTCCCGGTTTGATCTTGCATTAAATACGTCATTTCTACGCGCTTTCTTTCAATTAGCGCGTTATCTTCGGCTGCATCTTCTAAAAATGGCAGGCCGTCCCTTACTTGTTGTGCTACTGATGATACTGGCATAATAAAAAACCCCTTTCGGGGTTGGTTTAATCTTCTTCTTTTTCAGTCTTCTTTCGCTTACTGCCTCGCTTTGGCTTTTCTTCTTCATCGGACTTGTTCACCTCAAAAGCCAAATCTTCGTCGTCTTTCACTTCAACATCAAAACTATCATAAACGATTGTGGAGGTGCCGGAAAGATTTGTTTTCGTAAATTGAGCTTTACGCAAAACGCGGCCTTGTATTGCGGCCCTTGTCCTTTCGTTGTCAGGAAGAAAAAAGGGGTGACCGTAGGTATAAGTAACACCGTCATGCTTATATCTGCCGCGTGGACTGATAAGCGTAACCTGAATTTGATTCTCTTTACTCATTACACGCCTCCCCTCTTACTGGTTGGCCCCGGAACCCGTCCCCGGCTTTGCAACAGATTTGGCCCCGGATTTACCGCTTTGACCATCGGGGGTTTTTGAAACCTCAGCTTTCAGAGCCTTGTTTTCTTTCTCCAAACCCTTGATTTCTTTCATCATTTTCTCCTGGTCTTTGGCCATCTTGTCCACACTCTCTTGCAGTTCGGCCATCAAACCGGATTGCAGTTCGGCCATAAGTTCGCCGGTGCTTAGCTTGCCGGGTTTCTTTTTGCTTTCTTCGGCTTTCTTTGCCTCCAAAATCTTTCTTTCTTCGGCCAATTCAGCTTGGAAATCGTCGAAATCTTTCCTTTCAACTTTGACCAAACCGCCACCCTTCACCGCCTTATTAACGCGGCGGGTAGTGGCCAGCGCTTTCACCTGCCGGCCTGAAAGGCTCCTGTTTTTTGGTTCCGGCTGCTGAGGGTCTGTGAAGTTAGTGGCACGGCCTCCCAATTTATAAAAATTTTCTTTCATTTCTTTTTGATTAAAAGGTGAAAGGTGCCGCGATCTTGCGGCACCGGATTAAATATATATGTTTACAAAAAAGAAAAAGCCACTATATAGCTTTGTAAGCCTCTGAAATGCGAGTGTCTATATCCATGTATGTCGGGAACTCGTTTCCGGCGTATGTTATGCTGCGATCCTGTATCACGCGGGCATCCCTGGCCACAATGGCAAATCCAATCCAGTCAGACACAAAAAGCTCCTCAGTCTGGTTTTCAGGGTTTCGCCTGGTTTCGATAAGCATTCCGCGATACTGCAATTTAACCATACACCTCTGTTGTGCGAGGTATAAAATTTGGTTGTCAGGCAAAACGTATGTGTCCATGTCAAAGACTTCGGGCACACCCATAATAGAGCGTATTGTGGAAAGCCTGGTATTGCCGTCAAAGCCCTCGAAACGATCAATTGAGGTAATATTTATCGTGTCGTCTTCGCTGGCTATAATTCGATTTGCTGGCCGGCCAAGCCTCTGCATTCGTGTGAACACCCTTTTGAAATCCTGATATTGAAATGTAGCGCCGTCGATTGTACCCACAACAGGGGCGGATTCTGACAGGTCGGCTTGTTCACCATTCAAAAGAATTTCAATCGCCTCGGTATCGGCCCCTATAGACATATCGTTCCCGATTTCCTGCAAAGCTTGGAAAACCAAGTCTAAGCTTGAACCGTCCAGGAGTTCGTCGGTGATGTTAAAGCCGGTTCCAACCTTGAAAACTTCGGCATCCTTTCGGCTGTAGCGGATAGTGCCAACCGGAATGTTTGCGCCTTCATTTACCCGGCTTGGCATACCGTCACCCCTCAAGATCAAAGGCATTGTTACCTTTTGCTGTGAAATGTTTATGGTGTTCGCTATCCAGTTTTGATGTAGCGCCGAATGCTGGTAGCCGGTATTGATCGCATTCGTGAAGATTTCCGGCAGGATGAAACGAAAACTCGTGTCGATGTTTGGAGTTGAAAGGGGATTGCTAAAACTCGAATGCTCCACCAACATTTTTTCAAACTGCGAAACATTCAGGTTGTCGATACCCAATCGCTTGGCCACCTGTGAAAATGTCATTCCATTCGTGTCGATATGCAAGCTATTTAAAAATTGCTTGAAATCACACCCGAAATAGGACAACGTGGCCCTTTCTATAGGCACACTTCGAGGAGGTAATTTGTTGCCATAGGGGTCAACGAAATTCCCCTGCCGCGTGTCAAAGACTTGTTTTGCGAAGTCGTCCAAAAGCTCTTCCATAGATTCGCGGACGTCGTTTTCCTTTTCAAGCCCCACACCATTTGACGCGGCCATTTCAAGATGGTGTTTTATAATTCGTCTTTGTTCAATTTTAGCCATTTTATCAATATTAAAAGTTATCCTAAATTTAGTTGTGAAACACTATACAACAGTGTTTTTGACCGGCGTTCTGAGTATGCCCAAAAGAACGTTTTCCGTGTCCGCTCCACCTTGCAGAACAACCGCGCTGGCCCAATCACCAAGCGCCGGCGTGGTCAAGTTTTCATCAGTAGCGGCCACATATTCCGGCCTGCCGTTGGCGTTTATTGTTCCGTTGGGCCTTACAAAGTCGCCGGCTGTAAAGGCTCCACCCGACGCATTGTAGGCGGCCATCGTTTGACGAAATACCGTCGCAATGGTCACCAATTCTTCATTGGCCCCGGCTACATCCACGTTTCCAATCGGGAATTGGTCGCCTGCCGTCCGGTGTGCCACCTGTAGATCGCCATTCAGATAAACTTCATGGCCCTGTTGAAGGGCGGCCCCGTCGTTGTTTGTCAGCGTTAAGAAAACCATATAGGTTTCTTTGTGTTTTGAAAGCGTTAAAGCTTCGCTTTGGATTGATCCTGTTGTCATAGTTATTTATTTTGAGATTTTGACCTATTGATATTTTTGACCCTTACAGCATTTGTGCGAGGTGCTTAACTTCCCCCTTTTTGTCGTCGTCGATACTTTCACCGCCCGGCTCAGTGCTTGATCTAAAAACGATATTGTTTTTCCCGCAATCTTTACAGGTGGCCGAAAATTTGGTGGCAAGTTGTCCGCCCCACATTTTAATCTTTGATTCCAGTTTGGAAAAATCGGTTTCTTCTTCGATCTCTTTAACAATCAATTCGTCAGGGCTGCCGCCGGAAAAGGAAGTGTAAAGCCGTTTCGCTTCTTCTTTCGTTTCGGTAAACTTTGATTTACCAAACTCTGTGAACTTCTTCGCTTCTTCGGCATCTTGTTTCAGTGTGTCGCGCTCAGCTTCCAAAGTTTCTTTTTCCGTTTCCAGCGTGTCGAAGTCGTTTTGAAGTTTTTCGTTTGCTTCTGTAAGTTCTTCATTCGTCTTTTTCACGGCGTTATACTTGGCAAGAGAAACCCGGTTTTTACCTTCACCTGCCGGGGTGACATTAAATTTTTTAGCGTCCTCAACGCTAAATTTTCCGCTCAAAATGTCTTCTTCGCTAACATTAAAAACGGTAGAAAAATGTTTAACCAGTTCTTTGTTCATCACGTCTTTTTGTTTTGTGCTATCCTGTTTTTTGCTATATAATTGTTCCAAATGTAAATATTTTTGTTTATCCAAGCAACTCACAACAAAATATTTCCTTTTTGGATTGTGTCCGCTATACTCCAAAAAATTACCTGGCCTTTGCTTTGAGAAGACTTCGGCGGCGTTAATGTTTACAACCTCCCCGTTTTCATTTAGTTTCTTGGCGAAAGGGTCAGCGCCTTTAAAAACGAATGAACTTTCATTGTACAACATGATTTCTTGAGCAACCCTCGATCGTGACTGGGA